GGCATCGCAAGCATCCTGATCATCCTCGCCCCCGGCTTCATCGGCGTCATCACCAAGTTCTACTTCGGCATCGACGTGCCCTCGAACCAGTTCGATCTGGGCTCGGTGATGTCCGGCGGAGCGTTCGGCCTGCTGCTGGTCGGAGCGGTCGGCAACCGCATCAAGTGGGTGGCAGAGCACGAACGGGCGAAGAAGCTCGACGCCGAGCTGGAGAACGTGGTCTGACATGCCGCCCACCGACTTTGAGCACGAGATCACCATCCGCCTCGACGCCATCCTCCGCGAGCGCGGCATGAGCCCGGCCGAGCTGGCCCGGCAGGCTGGCATCACGGAGGCGAATATCTCCAAGCTGCGCAACGCCAAGGTCGCCGCCGTCCGCTTCGCCACCCTCTCCGCCATCTGCCGCGTACTGGACTGCGGCGTCGGCGACATCCTGGAGTACACGCCCGCCAAGGAGCCCGTCTCCGACTGACCCACCCCCTCTTCCTGTCTCACCCCTCTCTCGGCCCCCTCAAGGGGCGGAAGGAGGGGTGATTTGCATGTACGACGCTCGACACGACGCACCGGACGACCTGTGGACGGACGAGTCCTGGACCGCCGAGGAGTCCTCTCGCGAGCCGATGCGTCCTGCTGCGCGCGGCCCACGCCGCAACCCCTCCCGCGAAGACCGTTCCGTACGTCGCCGGATGCGCCGCGCGGGCGCGCAGGAGGAGAACAGCATGCCCAGCCCTGACCGCTCCGAGCTGCTGCAGCGGATCGAGCGTGCCGCATCGTTCGACGAGCAGCTCAAGCTCGTCGCCCAGCTTCACGAGTTCGACCGTGCCGCGCAGCGCACCGCCGCGCTGGACCACGAGGCGGACCTGGCCGACACCTCGATCCGGGAGAGGTTCACCCCGGTTGTCTCCTCCGTCGCGCGCGGCACGTCCGCGTCCGACTGGCTGGACACCGAGGTCGCCGACACCCCGTTCGACCACGGCCAGCTGATCGCGCAGGCCGCGCTGTGGTTCGGCGGCGTGCCGGACTTCGTCAAGGCCGACCAGGAGGAGTTCGCCGAGCAGGCCGTCGGCAAGGCCCGCCAGGTCAGCGCGAGCCTCGGCGCGCAGTCCCAGACGGCCGAGGACATCTTCGTCGGCTACGCGACGTTCCTGCGCACCCAGGCCGTCACCGTCGAGGCCGCCTCGGGCGTGGACCAGATCCAGCAGACCACCGCGCCGGACGGCGTCACCAATAAGCCGACCCCGCTGCCCCCGGACGTCTTCGACAACTTCGCGCCGCCGGTCGCCGACATCAACACCGCCGTCTCCGGCACGGAGACCTCCAGCGCGGCCCCGGCGATCCAGATGTCCCAGCAGGGCGGGAACTCCAGCCCCGAGCAGCCCGGCGGCCACGACAGCAGCGGCCAGCTGACCGGCCCCGGCGCCGAGCCGTCCCTGTCCGGCGGTGGCGGCAGCTCCTCGCCGGAGCGCGCGGGCGGCCACTCCATCTCCGGGGACCTCCCGGCGCAGGGCGGGCCGACCAACGCCACTCCGCAGGCCGAACCGGCGCAGGAGGAGACCGAGCAGACCCAGGAGGCCGGTGACGTCTCCCAGCGGCCCAAGACGGCCGCGTCCGGCCTGGAGCAGGTCCAGCAGTCGGTCGACGTCCACGACCAGGACCACAAGACGCCGCTGCCGACCACCGTGGCGTTCCCGTGGACGCTGGACGAGGGCGGCGAGGCCCACGGCATGACCGGCGACGCCCAGTACGACCAGGGCGGCCAGGTCTCCTCCGGCCACCAGCCGCACGCCTCCCTGCAGCGGCGGGCAGACCAGTGGACCCAGCCGAACCAGATCATCGAGCCGAACATCGCCAACTCGCCGCGCTCCACGCCGCCCAGGAACGTCGGGCAGGCCGGTGACGGCGCTGCGGACGCCCGCGCGGCAGACACGGCGCCCTCGTTCGGTGACGCACACGCCGCGCCCCAGTACACCCAGGGCTACACCAGCACTGCCCCGGCCGCGCCCGCGCAGGACGTGCCGTACTCCATGGGCGGTGACAACGGGCAGTCCCTGAAGCACCCCGCGTTCGCCTCGCGTCGCGTGGCGTCCCGGCAGGACATGCAGCACCCGGACTTCCAGAAGGGCTACAAGTACGCGGCCCGCTGGAAGGAGGGCACTCCGGTGGTCCGGCCCGGCTCGCCGGAGCTGGAGGCCGGTATCTACGCCGGGTTCACCGACAACCCGCACTCGCGCGGTGCGTGGCTGTCCGCGCACGCGGCCTTGACGTCCGTCGAGCCCGCCCTGGGCCGCCGGATCGCCCAGCACCGGGAGCTGACCCACAAGGTGGCCGCCGCGCAGGCGCTGCCCACCGATGGCACCTACCTGCAGGTCCAGGCCGCCACCGGGATCGACCTGGCCACCACCAACCCGTCCACCTCGCCTTCGCCGTCCGGCGACACCCCGATCAACGGCCCCGGCAAGCCCGGCCCGCTCGCGGGACAGATGGACGCAGCCGCCCCGGCCGGTGCCGCCCCCTACAACGGGGCCGAGCCGATGGGCCAGCCGGTCGTGCCGTCCTCGGCGGCCGTGCCGCAGGGCCAGCCGGTGACCATACCCGACAGCGGCATGGCGTCCGCGTACAACTCCGGCTCCGGCCTGTCCCCGACGGCGGCTGCGTTCCGCCGACGCGTGCAGTCGGGCCTCCTCGCCGAGCGAAAGGGCGCCTGACCCATGGACATCGCATCCCTGATGTGGGACGAGACCGGCCGCGACCTCGACCACGAGCGTCGTGAGCTGGCCCGTACGGCCGCCCTGAACGACGCCGAGCGCATGGTCGGCCAGTTCCTCTACCAGGCGGCCAACGACGTCGACCTGGTCAACCGGTTCGCGCTGGCCGACTCGCAGCTGCAGGCCGTGGCGTCCCTGCGCGGTTACCCGCTGCAGGACCTGACCGGCGACCTGACCGAGCGATGGCAGCTGCTGTCCCAGACGCGTACGGCGACCGCTCAGAAGACGGCCGCCCGGCGGCAGGTGACGGCCGCCCAGGAGCAGGCCATGGACACCGTGGCGGCCCGCCTGGCCGCCGTGGCGGCGCGGCAGAACCCCGGCGTGCCGATGGTCGAGTGCCTGAAGCTGGCCACCGAGGCCGTCCGGGTGCACGCCGACGCCTACCCGCTGGCGTACGAGTCGTGGGGCGGCACGCACGACGGCCCGGTCACCAACCGGGCCAAGAACTTCACCCCGGGCCAGCTGCCCAAGGCTCTTCCGGAGAGTGCCAGCGGCCCGGCGGCCGACCCGGGCGCCAACGGCGGCTCCGGCACCTTCGACGAGGTCAACAAGCGCCTGGACGGCCTGGAAGAGGGCCTCGGTTCGGCTGCCTCACTGGACCCGACTGTGGCCGGGTTCTACCAGCGGCTGAAGGACTGGTGGCACGGCGGCGAGGAGGCGCAGCACACCCCGGCGCCGTCCGCGCCCGCCCCGGCGGCTCACGAGGAGCGGGCCCCGTACATGACCCCGGGCAACAACGCGGCCTCCGACCACGTCGATGACGCAGTCACGCGTCACCACGACGAGCAGGGGCGCCGCGAGTTCAACGACATCATGAACCGGCTGAACGGCGACCAGGCCGAGATGAACCACAAGTGGGACACCCCGCGCGCGGACCGCTTCGAGAGCCCGGCGGACACCGAACAGCGCACGAAGTACCTGCAGCAGGCGCACGACCGGAGGACCGACGACATGGAGCACAGCCTGGACGAACTGGGGCACACCCCTTCCAGGCTGCCGTTCTCCCACGCGGAGCCGGGCGAGCGCGGGACGGGTGAGCCGCCGGTGCGGTCGGTGGTGACCGACTTCTCCCACCCCGACAGCGGCGCGACCGCCGGTGGCCAGCAGTCGCTGCCGACCGACCCGGCCGAGCACGCCTTCTCCCACCGGGCCAGCCTCCAGCACAGCCTGTTCGAGTAGGAGCAGCGATGGACCCGAACCTCGCCTGGGGAGCCATCCTCGGCACCGCGTTCGCCTACGAGATGTACGGCGTCTTCAACGGCAAGCTGGGCGACACGCTCTCCGAGCGGGTTCGGACCTGGTTCCACACCAGCACCCGGCCCGGCAAGGCGGCCTTCGTCATCGCCTGGCTGGGCCTGACGGCCTGGTTCATCCCGCACATCATCTTCGGAGGTCAGTAGGTGTTCATCTACCAGGCCACCGTGGAGAAGGTGGTCGACGGCGACACCCTGGACCTGCAGGTCGACCTCGGGTTCGGGATGTTCACCCGGCAGCGGGTGCGCCTCCTCGGCATCAACGCCGCCGAGCACGGCACCGAACTCGGCGACAAGGCCACCGCTTTCGTCCGGGACTGGGTCCAAAAGCATGGGCCGGTGTTCACCGTCCGGACCCAGAAGGACAAGCGGGAGAAGTACGGTCGCTACCTCGCGACGGTCCTGTCCAGCGCCGAGGACCTGGGTCAGGTGCTGATCGACGCCGGACTGGCTCTCCCGTACGACGGAACCGGCCCCCGGCCCGTTCCGGAGCCGGTACCGTAGCCGAAGGCCCCATGGCCACCGCCTGTCGCGATTCGACATCCACACGCGCGGGCACACTCGCCCCTCTTGAGCTGTTCTCAGGAGGGGCGCTGTGCTGTCCGGGGGCTCCGGTCCACCTGTAGGGGGTGGAGGTGAGCGGTATGACGCTGCGCGTAGTGGTGGCGCATCAGTCCGGCGACGGGATCACGATCGCGCACTGCCCGTTCTGCGGATCGGGGCAGGTCATCGGCCGCTCGGACGGCAACACGGAGTGCTCGTTCTGCAATCAGTCGTTCCTGGTGAGGGTGCAGCCGATGTTCTCGGCGTTCCCGCAGTCGATCGACGGGATGCCGGTGCAGATCCCGGGGATGCCGCCTCCGTCCATGCCGGGGATGCCGCCCGGCGGGGACCCCAACGATCCGAACGCGATGCCGCCCGGCGCCGAGGGGCCCGAGGGCGGCGATGACGGCGGCGGCGCGCCTCCGTTCGGCGGGGGCAGCGACGGAAGCGACTCAGCGCCCGACAGTGGCGGCTCGGACGACTCCGGCTCGGACGACAAGGACTCCGGCGGCGGGAACCCTTTCGGGAAGAAGGAGTCCGTCTACCGGGCGTCCGGCGGCCGGACGCTCGGGCGGGCCGCGTACGTCGACTACCTCGCAGGTCTCCTGGGAGGCCAGCAGTGATCTCCCTGCGCGCCCTGGTGACGCTGGAGCTGGACGGCGTCGTCTACGCCTCCGGTGAGGTGCTGGAGCTGCCTGAAGGCCAGGAAGCCCGCGCGGCCCAGCTGCAGTCATACGGGTACGCCGACGCAGCCCCGGCGGAGCCGGTGAAGAAGACGCGGCGGAAGACCCCCTCCTCCTGATCGGCCCTGTCTGTGGCGGCTCGCCCACCCCCAAGGGGTGAGCCACCACAGGAGGATTCATGGCAAGCCAGCGGGGCGGAGCCCAGCCGAACTACGACGGCGAGCAGTCACGGATCGACCGCTTGTTCCGCCGCTTTTCCTCGCGGCCGAGCGAGTCGGGCGAAGAGGCCGAGATGCGCGCCAACCGGCGCGTCGCCCAACGGAAGACGGCAGCGGCGGGCTTCACCGGCGGCGGTGCGGGCGGTCCTTCGGTGGACTTCGCCACGGTCAGGCCGCGCGACCCGCTGTTTTATTGGAGACAAAACAACCTCCCGTTCCAGTTCGACGACCCGGCGCAGATGCAGAAGATGCGGGCGTACTGCCGACTTCTTTACATCTCGCATCCGCTGGTCGGCTCCTGTGTCGACATCTACTCGAAGTACCCGCTGCTCGGGCTGAAGATGACGTGCAAGGACGAGCGGCTCACGGAGTTCTACACGGACCACTTCCTCTCCGAGGACGGCCTGGACTACCAGAAGTTCCTGGTCAAGATGGGCCGGGAGTACTGGACCACCGGCGAGGCGTGGCCGCTGGGCACCTTCAACGAGGACCTCGGTGTCTGGGACGACGAGGAGCTGCTGAACCCCGACGACGTCGAGGTGCAGCCGAGCCCGTTCCTGCGCGAGCCCCGGTTCCTGATCCGGCTCCCGCAGAGCATGAAGGAGCTGATCCGCACCCGGCAGCCCGCCTGGGAGTACGAGAAGCTCATCACGGCGTACCCGGAGCTGACGTACTACTCCGACGACAACGCCCTCATGCCGGTGTCGAACATCCTGCTGCGGCAGATCAAGTTCGAGGCGGACACGTTCAACCCCCGGGGCATCCCGCTGCTGTACAGAGCGATGCGTTCGCTCATGCAGGAAGAGATGTTGAACGCGGCCGTCGACTCCATCGCCGACAGGCTGTACACGCCGCTCATCCACGCCAAGCTCGGCGCGTCTGCGTCCGACCTCGGCACGAACGTGCCGTGGATCCCGACCATGGACGACCTCGCCGACTTCGAGGAGGCCGTGGACGCGGCCCTCGCGGGCGACTTCCGCATCATCATGACCCACTTCGCGGTCCAGATGGAGTCGGTGCTGGGCAAGGAGGACATCCCCGACCTGACCGGCGACTTCGACCGGATCGAGGGCCGGGTCCTGCAGACCTTCGGCCTGTCCAAGACCATGCTCGCCGGTGCGTCCTCCGGTGAGACGTACGCGGCCGACGCCCTCAACCGCGACCTGGTCACGCAGATGCTGACCAACTACCAGAACCTCATCTCCTCCCACTACCGCCAGCGGGCCCTCGTCGTCGCCGAGGCCCAGGAGCACTTCGACTACGAAGAGCGCAACGGCAAGCGGTACGTGAAGATGGAGGAGATCTACGAGATCGACGAGGAGACCGGCGAGGGCCGGATCGTCGAGCAGCCGAAGCTGCTGATCCCCGACCTGCAGTTCAAGAC